TGTCCACCAAGAACACATCTGTTTCGGACACTGCTGAAGTGTCCGTCAATATCTTGCTGTTTGTCAAGTTAACTAGCTCGGCAGTAGTTGGTACCTCAAAGTACGGCTTGGATACCAGCCGTGTCGCTGCCGACGCCGCGCCCGCACCGTCGCTGAACCCGCGCCCGAGCACGACCGCCGCCAGATCGACGGTGTAGGTGACATGGTCGAGCCCCTTGAAAAACTCAATCGTCTGGTCGTCCAGCGGCATCGCGCCGTTGAGGTCGTCGGTGGCCCCGACGCCGTGGCCCAACACCTTGCCGTAAAGACCGCTGCGCGCCTCGGACGCACCGAACGCATCGGCGTATTGCACGGTGGTTAGCAGCGCCGCAGCCTCAGCAATGCTGACCGTCTCCAAACGAGGTTTGAACACCGTGAGCACGATCTGGCGCGGCAATGTATAGGTTTGCGCCAACGGCGCACCGACAACGTAGTCCTCCAGAAAGTACGGCGAGCCGTCGTCGAGCCCGGAGCCGTCACTGAGCGCCTTACGCACCTCACGCTCAATGCGCACACCCGCGAAAGCGGTATCGGTGCGCTGATTGGTCGTGCCGAACGTCGTGTCGTCGGAGGTCGTTGCCGTATCCAACAGCCGCAGGAACGCAACGAACTGGCCTATGGCGGTCTGGAGCCGCATCGCGGGAACGGCGAGCGCCAAACGCATCGCCGACGCAGCCACGCGCAGCCGCTTGGCGGGCACCGCCAGCCGCAGCAGCATCGCATTGACCGCGACTCGTAATCTCATGCGAAGTCCTCGCGCAACTCAAACTGCAACACGTTGAAGATCGTCTCGCGCATCCCGATGCCGGTAACTACCTCAACCTCGCCGACGTACTCGCCCGCATCCACATCAAGATCGCCGTTTTGCCACTCCAGCACTGCCACGCCGTTCGTCGCAGGCGGCACCACCAGCGCGGCGCGGCTAAAAAGTAGTACGTCCGAGTTAACCGCCTTGAAGTGTAGCGTGACGGTCGCACCCGTTAAGTCGATGGCGGTGCCGGTCAGCGAATCGGTAATCGTGAACCGCAACTGCGGGCCGGTGTCGTTGCGAACCAGTTTGATCGTGGACATATCAGGCTCCAAAAGGCTGCATGCGCGCCCTCACCACACCCCGGGCATTGCCGAGGTTGGCCCGCGCGCGGCGCTCAGCGACTTGGAAGACGAACTGCTTGGCGTGGTAGGCCGCCAGTTCCCGATCCGACCAGTGGGCGTCCGGCAGCACCAGCAGTTCTTGCAGTGCACCGTGCATGATCACGTCTTCGAGTTCGTCGAACATCACCTCGTCCATGCCGCTGGCATCCCGGCTGGGCCGCAGCGCATAGAACATGCGCATCGTGTAGGCGCGCTCGGCATCGGGCAGCGGCAGCACCGCGAACTGGTGCGGTGAGATCTGGGTGATCGAGCGCGGCTGGGTGCCGAACTCCTCGATGTCGCCGCTGGTGGTGTACTTGTCGGCCCACGCCGGGTACAAGCGCAGCGCCTCGTCGAGCGTGAGCACGTCGAGCGGGGCCTTGTTCATCATCGCGCCGAACACCGCGTGCACCTGCGTCTCGGCGGGCTTGTTGAAGTTGTAGACGTAGGTGCCGGGGGTCAGATCGAATTCGGGCTGCTGGTAGCGCCACGCGAGCGTGCGCTCGCACGTCTTGATCGCTGCCGTGCGGATGTACTGGATGATCGTCTGCCGTGGGCAACCGGGGACACTCGGTTGTAGCCGCACGGCCAGCGTGGAGAAGTCGCGGGTAAACATCAGATCACCTCTTTCGGATCAAGCCCACCGGGCTCGAAGTCGGTGATCGTGCGCGATTGCAGCGACACACCCAGCGACTGTATGAACGAGTCTTGGAAGAGCTTGGCGCGCCCGCTATTAACGTGCTCGTTGTCCACCGACTCGGCCAAGAACACTGCGCCATCGACCAGCGTGGAGAAGTACGCTTCGGGCAAGTCAATGGTCTCGTCAATGGTGTAGTCATCGGGCGGCGTCACGTACTCACCCACGAGGATCGTGCCGGTAATCGGGCGCGGGTAGACGAAAAACTTGGTCGGGTTGCGCACATGGCGCATGAAGTTCACGGGCCTGTCCGGCGGCTCGTTGACCCAGTCCGGGTACGTCTGGTCGAGCGTGCGGCGGGTGACCTCGGTCACGGCGCTGCCGCCCTTGACTTGGAAAATCTCCACGAGACGCACCGCTCCTGCCGGGCAGTCCTGCAACACCGTGTTGGCAGTCAGCGTGATGTCGCCGATGGTCGAAAACAGATCTGGACGAAGCAGCACCATGCGCTTGATCGTCTGATTGACGAACCCGACCATCACCGCATCGCTGTAGCGAAACGGCGTGCGGGTGTCTTGAATCAGACGCCTCACTTCGGTGATTACTTCGCTGGGGGTCATGTCTACAGTCCTCGGGAGGCTTCAGCCGCCAGTTCGGGGGGAGTATAGGTCGGAGCCTCGGGGATGTCAGCCGTCCCCAAGTCGAGCGCAGCATTGCGCTTCTTGCGCACGGCAGCCACTCGCTGCGGGGCTTCTTGCGGCATAAACCGTTCGGGGTAGGCAATCTCCTCGGGGATCACCTCGCACTCGGGGTTCTTGGCCAGAATCTCGTCATAGTCGTAGATGAAGCCGTCACCCTTGACACGAATGTACATCTTACTCATTTAGTTTTCCTTTTTCCGGTTGGTGTTACAGGCCACGATTGACGGGCAGGCCCGGTCTTCTTGGCCGACATCGTTTTCTTCTCGGCCGCCGACATCTTTTTGGCGGCGTCCGCCGGTCGGCATGCGGGATAACCCCTAGACGACTTCTCGGAGCCGGAGCGACCGCAGTCCTTGCCGGTCTTCACATCGACCCATTGCTCGCCAAACCACTTGCCCAGACCGCCCTTAGCCATTTTTCTTCACCCGGTTGTCGGGGCCAGACCATGCGCCGCCGCGCTTCTTGTACTCCTTGGCGGCCCACGCATTGGCGTAGGCGCTCGGATACACGTCGAACTTGCGCTTGGCCTCGGCCTTCACACGGCTCCACAGCGCGGGGTTGCTGGGCTTGGGCGAACTCATGTCAGCAATTCCATGCTTTGAGTGACAACGCCTTGCGGGTTGGCTTTCCTTTTTCGTCCTTCATCGGCCCCGGCATCCCAGACATCCGAGCGCAGAACGACTTACGTCGGGCCGCGTCCTTTTCGTTTTTGGGATTTGGTGCCGGAGGCTTAAGCCCGGGCTTGCCCGGATTAGCTCTGTTGTAGGACGCTCGTCCAGCAGCATTTAGCCCGCCCTTGGGATCCTTACCTTCTTTCCTCTGCCACGCTGGGGTCTTGGCCATTACGCAATCCTTTCGGCAACAACGATGGCCGAGGGCACCGCCGGGGCGATGGCACCAGCGACGGTGTGATCGAGCGTGACGCTAACATCTTCCGGCAGCCACATCACCTGTATGTACTGCGCGGCCGTCACGGTGGCGTAGAACACGACACTGAAGAACGCCGCGCCGCCGTCGGCAGCCTTGGGTACGGTGACGCGGGTCGCCGAGCGCGCAATGGCCGTGCCGTTCAAGGCGAGCCAGACGGTGACATCGTGATCGTTAGAGTCGGTGTTGACGAATTGCAGGCTGGGGGCAACCATGTAGGTGCCCGCCGCTGCCAACGTGAGGCGCGTCAAATTTGTACCGTCGGTCACCATTGTGATACCGGCACCGGTTACCTCGGTTGTGCCAAATTTCACGGGAGTCGCCGCCGAAATGCTGCCGGTCTGATCGGTCACATCGGAAAACGCCGCATAAGCGCGCCCCGCAAGCGAAGCAAACGCCACCGTGGCCCCGGTGATCGAGCCGCCAGTGATCGCCGCGTTCGCAATGGCCACCGTGCCGGTGCCGTTGGGGGCCAACACAAGGTTGCCGTTGGTGTCGAGCGTTGAGATCGTGTTGCCGTCGATGCGCACGTTGTCGACCGACACCGAGAGCGTGCTGACTTTCAACGCCGTAGCCACGCCGGTGCCGCTGTAGACGGTCTTTTCGGTTGCCGTCGGGCCGTCGTCGACGTGCAGCACCTGATCAAAGGTGCTGGCAATTGTGCTGCCGGTGAGGTTGGTAGGCATCGCCTCGGCTCCTTAGTCGCGCAAAATCACCGTCACATCGACCGCATCGCCGGTGCCGCCCGAGATGGCAGGGCGCAGATACGCAGCAGAACTGACGAACTCAAAGCCCCCGGCAGCCGTAGCGCTGATCGCGGTGCCATGCATGTCCTTGATGTCATAGAAGTTCGTGCCGTCGGTGGAGGCTTGCAGCTTCACCGTTGCACCGCCAAACGTGCCGGTCACCTGCACGGCGGCATGCGTGGACGAACCGTTGGGCGTCGGGAGCGCGACCAGCGTGTCGCCCGTTGCTGCGCCGCTCCACACAAAACGCGGCGAACCGGTGATGGAGATATTGATCAGGGGGGAAACGGTTGCCATAGTCGGCCCTTTCAAAATGGTAGGGAGCCGCAGCCCCCTACCCGTTCATCACGACGCCACGAGCGGCACCGAGTACCACTGCGTAGCCGACGAAGCAACCAGCATCGTGCTGGTGACGTTGGTGATGCTGTAGGCCGCATCCGCCGCACCCGCATTGACCGCCGCGCCGGTGGCGGGCCAGATCTTCAGCGCCGCAGCAGCGGTGTTCTTGACGATCACCACCATGCCAGCCACTGCCGTCGGCAGCCGCACGCCCTTGGTACCGTCCGCCGCCGAGACGACGTTCAGACCTTCACCGAGTGCAGCCGCGTTGGCTTGCGTCGAACCCGTAGCGGCGACAGCGGAAACCGGCAGTCGCACACCACCAGAAGCAGTCAACGCGCCGGTCACAGTCAGCGTCTGCAAACTTGCAGTGCCACTGTTGATCGTCACATTGTCCTGCGCAATACCACGATAAACACCCATGATGTTCTCCTTTTAGAGACGGGGGCCGAAGCCCCCATCAGTTTCAGTTGGCGTTGGCGACAACCGCGAAGAACTTGATCACCGCATCCACGGGGACGGCAGTGTTCAACAGGATGTCGATGGTATCGGCAGCCGCCACGATGGTCGGGTTGGCCAGATCGGCGGCTTTCAGGCCGGTCGAGTTGGTCGCCAGATCATTGCCATAGGCATTGGCCGCAGCGGGCGAGCCGCCGGTGAAGCCAATGTCGATGGTGGCGGTCGTGTTGGTGGCTTCGGCGGTCAGCACATTCATGCCAGCCGAGAGCACCACCACGTTGGCGGGCATCGTGATGACTTGCAGCGTGTCGGTGGCAGCCAGCGCGGTAGCGCCAGCAGCCAGACGCGCGGCTTTGACAGCAGCGAAATCCACCGTGACCTCGAACATCGAGATGCTGGAGACGTTGTTGGGGAAGGCAGCAGTGCCCTTGTCAAACCCCAGAGAGTCGGTATAAGCAGCCATTTCAGTTTCCTTTCAGTATAGAGATGCGACCAATCAGAACTGAACGACAGCCTGAGACAGCGCTTCGCCCTTGACAACCTTGTAGCCGTAGACTTGCAGGCCACGGATGATGTTGCCGAAGGTCGACTCGCTGCGGATGGTTTCCATGTTGGTCATCTGCGAAGCGAAGGTGAAGCCCATCTTGTGACCAGCGATCAGGCTGTACTTGCCCGAGGACTTGTACAGGTTGTGGCTCACGTAGACGGTGAAGCGGTCGATCATGCCCAGACGACCATTGCGCACGATGGAGGTGCCGTCGCCGGTCAGCGAAGCATCCTTCAGTTCCGACTTCTTGATCAGGCCAGCCATTTTGGCAGGGATGACCACAAAGCGGTTTTGCTCGGGCGCGTTTGCCTCGTCGAGCACGGTGCCCATGTCGACCAGCAGATCGACCACCGAGGTGGTGGAAGACGCGCCGTCCTTGGTCACGGTCAGCGGGCTGGCGGTGGTGCCGAGGTTGAACGATGCGGAGATCGCACCGGCGGTGGCACCCTTGTTGGCGGTAGCGATACCGGGCAGGATGTCGGTCAGCACGCGCTGGTCGATCTTGATCTTCATACGCTCGGAGGCGTCCTTCGACCACGTATCCATCAGGTTGATGTCCGACTGAACCTTGTCCACGTCGTCCTCGACGCAGGCGAAGTACTCGCCCTTGTCGATCACCAGTTGGATCTTGGGCTTGTCGGGGTTCTCGACGGTCAGGGTCTGGCCCTTGACGTAGTCACGGATCGTGATTTCCGGCGTGGTGCGGATGTTCACGGTGTCGCCGTACTGGCGGATTTCACCTTCGTAGTCGGTGTTCGAGATCGCTGCGAGCACGGTGGCGTCGTAGAAGTTCTCGA